GATGAAAGCACTCTTGAAATTGTTGTACGAATGAAAAGTGAAGGAGAATCCAGCTTTATAGCATCTTATATTATTGCGGCTCTCACTCTTCTAACCGGAAGAATACCTTCTCAAAATTTAATTTTAGCTTTAACCAATGATCTTGATTCCAGTCCAGATCAAATCTTAAAAGATATGGAAATTTTTGTAGAACTTGCTGTTGGAGTTTTAAGTCGATATCAAGATGAACTCGAATGTAAATGATGTTTGAAAAGTATTTAAATTCAATTCGTCATGATGTTGAATTATTACCAATTTTAGATCCTTCAACTACTCATTATAATTTTAGAAGTTATTTAGAATGTTGTGAATCTCTTGGAATCACACCATCAATTACTAAATTTGTTCGTTACAATACTTTATATAAGAATAATTTTAAATCATGAAAAAGAAAAATTCAGTTGGACTAAATACAAATACTTCAACAAAATCGGAGAGTTTTTACAAAGCATTTCCATGTGAATTGATTCATCAGGATAAAGATAGTGTCAAAACTTGTTGGTTTTCTGATGAATATGATATGAACAAATATATGGAGCGTTATAAAGTTACCAAAAAAAATTCTAAAATAATCATTCATAATCAATAGTGTGACACTTTTTAAAGTGTCCACAAATTGTAAATTTAAACTTAGACCTGTGTTATCATTTAAAAAATAGGAGATTAATTATGGCTCTATCAGAAAGTGTAAAAAATTCTTTGGATGAGGCTGAACCGCATATCCGAAATGCTCTGGCATATTCGGCACGACAAGAAAGACCTCAAGTATCCTTTATGATTGCTAAGATTCTTTACGATTTAAAATCCGTTATTGAGATTGATCAATCAAATGACATTATTGAAAATTTTATTAATAAATACAAGCGCAATGAGGATACAAAATGAAGAGTCTGTCCAAGATTGAGTGGCATGAAATGAATCGCATTAGAAAAGAAATTAAAAATAATATTCAATCTGTAACACCAAAACAGCAAGAAAGGTTTTCAGAACTATTCATTCGATCATTGGAATTCACTAAATCATAAAATGGAATTTGTCGTATATTCAAAACATAATTGCCCATATTGTACCAAGATAAAAAAAATTCTCGAATTGAAAAATTATACATATCAAGAACTTGTTTACGAACAAGATTTCGATAAAGATCAATTTTATAATCAGTTCGGTGAAGGATCTACATTTCCTCAAGTCATTTTTAATAACCAAAAATTAGGTGGATGTGTAGATTCAATTAAATATTTAAAAGATAATAATCTATTATGAATGAAGTACACTCAGACATTGAAAAAGCTATAGATTATGTTTTTTTCGAAAATAGATTCGTTTTAAATCTTTATGACTATATGAAAGTTAAAGAGTTTAAAAAGAATGATATTCTTGAATTGATGTCTAGTGTAACTGTAAAAAATATCAAAACTCTTATCAGTGAATTAGAAGAATATCTTGAAGGTGGGCAAGATAGCAATCATCGTCAATTGAGAGAAGCATATGGTCATATTCCAAAACCAAACGCCAGAAAAATCTCAAAGTACCTTAGCAAAATGATAGAAGATACAGAGAGATTATTAAATGAAAAACAATCCAGAGGAAAGAAAAAACAACATAAATAGAGGTATAGAGCTTACGCTCAGACAAGCAAAAAAGGAGGAATCAGAAAAATTTAATGTACATTTTTCTAAAATGATTTCTCTTTTTTCAAGAGAATTTCATTTTACATTTTCTTTTAAAGTAAAGTAAAAATTCTCCAGGAGGGAATATAATGTTAATAGCAATTATCGTATTATTGACAGTTCTTTGTCTAATGGTTGGTGGAATTATAGGTTGGATCATTTCTACTTTTTACAATCCTACAATATCACAATCTCCTTATCTGCATCCAGAAATGTTCGATGAGCTAGGAAACATTATACCAGATCAAATATTAGCAATTAGATTTGAAAATAACTATGACAACGACAACGAAACCGAAGACGAAGATTAAAACCGAAGTTACAAAACTAGAAGCAAATCCGTTTCAACATGAGATTTTGGAACTGGTGTCAAATCAACGAACCAATGCTCTGAAAGTTGAACGACTGAAAGAATATCGAAATGAAGCTCTTGTATCACTTTTTATTTGGAACTTTGACGATTCTGTAATTACATTACTTCCGGAAGGCGAAGTTCCTTATTCGAAAGTAGATGATATTTCATCTGGGAATGATACTCTATCAAAATCGATTGAAAAGCAAATTAATTCATCTAATTCAATTGATCAAGAGTTCATGAGAAATCAAAGAACCTCTCTTAGAAAGGAATATGAAAATTTCTATCTTTTTGTTAAAGGTGGAAATGATAAACTTCCAAATATTAAAAGAGAGGGAATTTTCATTCAACTTCTTGAAGGACTTCATCCATTAGAAGCCGAATTGTTATGTCTCGTTAAAGATAAAAAACTGACTACAAAATATAAAGTTAGTTTAGATGTAGTCAAAGAAGCATATCCAGACATTCAATGGGGGAATCGATCCTGATGAAATGTAAATTATTGATAGAAAATGCATCCGATACAGACGTAAAAAATCCAAATATTCCTAGCGATTCTTTTTTAGTCTATTATAAAAACAAAGAAAAATCTACAATTGATATTTGTAGAGGACAAAAAATGTCAGATGTGTTTGATTATTATTATGATAAATTTGGAAAAAATTCCATAGAAAAAATCACATTCTCGTATGGAAAAATAAATCCTAGAATGTGGAATGTTCCAAAACCTGAAGAACCGAGCAAAAAACGTGGAAGAAAGTAAAATTTCGATTAATTATTCCGAAATAAAAAAACTGACCAAAAAATATAAAAAAGTTAAAAAGTATATGAAATCTAACATTTACGAGTTATTAAAAATGAACAAGACTGAAAAAATTGTCAAAAATCTCCTTAATGACGATCCTGTAGGGGAAAACTAATGGGAAAACATTTTTTACTCAATCTTTACGACTGTTCTCAATCTCTTCTTGATAATGAATGTTTCATTATCAAGTTAATTGAAGATTCTGCTATACTGTGTGGAGCGACAATCTTAAAAACTATTTCACACAAATTTGAACCCGTTGGAGTTACTGCAATCTGTTTATTATCGGAAAGTCATATAAGCATTCATACTTGGCCTGAAGAATTCAAAGCGGCCTGCGATGTTTATACATGTGGCAATACAAACCCAGAAGTTGCATGTGAGAATATTATAGAAAGTTTAAATTGTAAATTTCATGAACTTCAACGAGTCGATCGATAATGAATGTAAATAAGATAAAACTCCTGATAAACAGTATTGAAAATAGTCTAGAATTATTAAAAATAGAATTGAATCAGACTAACGAATTGGTAAAAGGTGAATTAAAAACATCTGAAGAATCAAATATTGTAAAAGTTTCTTTGGAAGATCTACTTAAACGTATTGATTATCAACCAGACACAGATATTGACTATTATGAGGAACCACTATAATGTATAATAATTTGACTGACTTCAAAAAAGCATTTGTAGCTTTTCAGAATAGAATTGATATTATCGTTTCACTTGAAATAAGTGGAAAATTGGATAAAATGGAGGCATATCGCCAAATAAAAGATGAATTAAAAATTTTAAAATCAGTTAAAAAGCAAGAGAAATCGAATGAAGCCGGTTGATGCTAAAGAACTTTTAAAATTAGATCCGGAAATGCAGGTCATTAAACTGCAGAGTTATCCAAATCCAGAACAAGTTGTGTGGCAAGCCGGAAAAACCGATTACTCTGAAGATCCAATTCATTATAGAGAAGTTCCGGTTCAATCTAAATGTGGAGAATGGATCGTCGATCAATTATTATCAAATGACAGGGGACATTACGGATGTTTGGAACATCCTCAAATTACGTTATCCTGTTCTGGATTTGTACATAATGTCATGGTTCAGGCTCGCACACATCGAATCGGAACAACTTGGGATTGTCAATCTCAAAGATACACTGGAAAAAGAGTAGAAAAAGTTGCTCGTGGCGAATTGGATGTGAAGAAGGTGTTTTATGTAAGACCTCCCGGATTTTATATTAATCGCCAGGGGAAAAAATATCAATGGACTGAAGATCATTACAATGATGAATTACATTTTTGCAAACAAGCTTCAATTAGATATGCAGACAAGTCTACTGAAATGGCCGAAGAACATTTAAGAGATTATTTACCTCAATCAATTAGGCAAAACTTTACAGTTTCTTTTAATCTTAGATCTGTTCTACACTTTTTAGATCTGCGAGCAAAAAAAGATGCACAGTTGGAAATCCAGGCTTTATGTGAATCTATTGTTCCAATTTTAAAAGTTTGGGCTCCAAGTGTTTGGAATTATTATGAGGAAAAACGTTTATATCGTGCCAAGTTAAGTCCATAGGAGGTTACAAGAAAATGGCAATTTATCCCATTTGGAACCCCGAAACCGGGGAAAAAAGAGTTGTTGAAATGAGTGTTCATGCAATTTCAGATTGGTATGACAACAATAAACCGTGGATTCGTGATTGGTCTCAGGGCTGTGCAAGTGCCACAGAATTGGGAGAGTGGAAGGATAGACTAGATAAAAAACATCCAGACTGGAAAACTGTAATTAATAAAGCAGAAAAGAGCAAAGGAATGAGTCAATGAGTCGCAGAAAAAGAAACAATCCATCACAAAATCCTTCTTATAAAAAGGAGAAACGACCACTGGGATTAAGTTCACTTCTAAATATAGAACCGTTGACCAATAATCAGGAGAAAATTTTCGATTCTTATGATAATGGTAAAAATTTAGTTGCTTATGGTGTTCCGGGAACCGGAAAAACATTCATAACTCTCTACAAAGCACTTGAAGATGTTCTGGATGATACTACACCCTATAAAAATGTAACAATCGTTAGATCATTGGTTCAAACAAGAGACATTGGATTTTTACCGGGATCTGATTCTGAAAAAGCATCTCTTTTTGAGGTTCCATATAAAAATATGGTAAAATATATGTTCAAAATGCCAAATGACGAGCAGTTTGAAATGCTCTATGGTTTATTAAAGAACCAAAAAACCATAGAATTTATGTCATCTAGTTTTCTCAGAGGGATTACAATT